ATGTCGCTCAGAATGCGCAGAAACTTGGAAAGTTAGCACTAGGTCAAGCACAGGAAATATCAAAGGTATCAGCCGATGTCAGCAACCCCGAAGCCTTCAATAAAGTTATGGAACAACTTGACGAGCTTGCGAACGCAAGGACACAGGGCAGCAGCAAATCACTACATTGAGTGGTTGGATACCGCTAGAGCAAAGCAGGTAACTCCAGCAGGCAATTGGGGTATATGGTTAATATTAGCAGGCAGGGGGTTTGGTAAGACTCGGACGGGCGCAGAGGACACGATTCTTTACGCTCTGCGCAATCCCAACGTAAGGGTGGCTGTTGTTATGCCGACTTACTCAGAATTGATAAGGGTGGCATTTAAAGGCGTGTCAGGCATTTTGCCATTGCTTCCAAAGGAATGCCTGCTGAAAGGCAGGGGCCAAGGTTATAACGAGCAAGCGAAAGAGATACGCCTATTCAATGGGTCCATCATACAAGGCTTTACAGCGGTGGAGCCTGAAAGTTTACGTGGTCCCCAGTTCCATAGGGCCTGGTGTGATGAATTGGCGGCATGGAGATACCCTGAAACCTTTGACCAATTGATGTTTGCCCTTCGCTTGGGGGATGATCCGAAGTGCATTATCACCACGACGCCCAAGCCCACCCCCATTATAAAAATGCTATTAAGCCGTGAAGATGTGCTTGTCACGACAGGTAGTACATTTGAGAACGAGGCCAACCTAGCCCCATCAGCATTAAAAATGTGGAAGGAAAGATATGACGGTACCACGATGGGCAGGCAGGAGCTTTATGCTGAGGTGCTGGATAACATAGAGGGCGCTCTGTGGAATTCTAAACTTATTGATGCAACCAGGCTGCCTAAAATCACCCCAACTAGACTACTGGTAGACACTAAGATAGTATTCGTTAAAATCATTGTTGCGCTTGACCCGGCAGTGACATCTAACCCCGATTCTGATGAAACAGGCATTGTAGTGGTAGGAAAAGACGCTCAGAACAAGTATTATCTGTTAGATGATAGATCAGGAGTCTATAGCCCCGCTGAATGGGGAAAGGTGGCAGTGGAGCTATTTTACCTATGGCAAGCCAATTATATCGTCGCTGAGGTCAATAATGGCGGTGATCTTGTTGAGAGCCTTATCCGGGGCATTGACAGTAGTGTGGGGTATAGATCGGTTCATGCTAGCAGGGGTAAGATGTTGAGAGCAGAACCCATATCCGCATTGTATGAACAGGGTAAAGTCCACCATATGGGGGTTTATCCAGAGCTAGAAAGCCAGATGTGCACCTATACAGGTGATAGACCGAAACCATCCCCCGATAGACTAGATGCGCTAGTTTGGGGATTAACTGAATTAAGCAAGTCTCGCGGAGATGTAGCTTGGAGGGTGTCATAAGTGGCCATATTTGATAGATTTAGGAAAAACCGAGCAAGTGCAGTAGGCAAAAAGAATTCGTCAATCGTGGGTTATTTCGGGGCTGGCTCAGGTGCCGCTAAGACTTACTCCTATCAGGCGCTGGCATCCGAGGGCTATATGCAGAACGCCATCGTGTATCGGTGCGTTAATGAGATTGCCAAGGGTGCATCAGGGGTGCCTTTCAAGATATGCGACAAAGACGGCAATGAAATAGAGAACCATCCAGCCGTTGCCTTATTGAATAGGCCAAATCCATTACAAAGCTATTCCGAATACATGAACGCTCTGTTTGGCTACCTGCTCTTGTCTGGCAATAACTATATGCTGGGGGCCGAGGGGCAGGGCCTTAATCGGGGGCCAAACGAATTGTATCTATTGCGGCCTGACCGTATGAGCATTAAAACGGGGAAGGGAACCATCCCCAAGGGATACGAGTATAAGATCAACGGCAAAGTTGAGGCTTTTTATCCAGTGGACGAGATAACAGGCTCTAGTGAAGTAAAGCATATTAAGCTATGGAACCCGCTTGACGACTTTTACGGTTTGTCACCATTGAGCGCCGCCGCAGTGGAAGTGGACCAGCACAACCTATCCAGTAGGCACAACATCAACCTATTGAATAATGGCGCTAGGCCATCAGGTGCGATTATATTCAAGCCCAAGGATGATCAGGGGTTTGCGGTTAATCTCACTGACGCGCAAAGAGCCCAGCTAATGACGGACATCAGCAATCGCTTTTCTGGGGTGGATAATGCGGGGCGACCCATGCTACTTGAGGGTGATTTTGATTGGAAAGAGATGGGCTTGTCACCCAAGGATATGGACTTTATTAACATGAAACACCAAAGTGCCACCGATATTGCGATGTGCTTCGGAGTGCCTAGTCAATTAGTGGGGGTGCCTGACGCTCAAACTTACGCTAACGTGGCAGAGGCTCGTTTGGCACTCTATGAAGAAACCATTATCCCGATGTTGATCAAGGTGCAGTCAGATATTAATGAATGGCTGATGCCTCAATTTGGTGAGGGTGCTTACTTTAAATTTGATACTGATGAAATACCTGCCCTATCTGAACGTAGAAAGCGGATATATGAGAATGTTATTGGTGCGGTGGATAAGGGCATTATGACTAGGAACGAGGCCAGAAAGTTGCTCGGTCTAAACAAAATTGATGGGGCGGATGGCTTGATGGTTAATGCCAGCCTATTCTCGCTGAATGAAGGGCTCCCCGATGATGCTGTAGTCACGGACGATGGTAAGGATTTCAGCGTGTACGATGATGAGGGTATCCCAGACTCTAAAAAGGGGTAATCGTGGCAAAGCGTCAAGGGGCAAATGAGTTATTCGGTTTTAGGCAGGGCGCTATCAATGCGAGGCGTTACGCTGTCCAACAAGCCAGAATGCGGGACAACCTCAGCAGGGGGTTCCAGAAGCGCGTAGAGACCAGTTTCAATAAGACAGTCAATATTGTAGCCAAGCAGGTTGAGGACGGTGAAGATGTTGACGGGTCCCTTTTGGTTAGAGATGTGGAGGTGGAGGTCACAGCTGTCATTAGGGCGCAACTAAACCGCGTATTTAAAACCATCTATGATTACAACTACCAAGCCTATCAGGTCATATCAGCCAAAGCGGATGAAGGTGATGCTTTCTTTTTCGGTAGGTCATTAGCTTTTGAGCAAGCCGTCGCGCTGTACTTTGTGAATAGAGATAGTTTCATCACCAGCATTTCACGCACACAGGGCTTGCTAATATTGGCATCTATAGAGCGGTTACGCTTGGGTGATGGTACTTTGGCACAAATCGCCATTGATCTTAAAAAGACATTCAGGCCCATTAACCGGGGTCGGGCTGCTTTAATCGCCAGGACAGAGACCCATAGTGCAGCAGGGTTTGCCCATCAAAGTTATCACAAAGAGGTCAGTGACAGTTATGGTGTGGCAATGGTAAAGCAATGGGTGGCAACTGGAGATGGTAGAACCAGGCTGTCGCATTCAAGCGCAAACGGCCAGCAGGTATCAATGGATGAGGACTTCATTATTGGTGGCAGACCAATGGCCTATTCTGGCGACCCGAGGGGGGGTGCTATCAATGTGTGCAATTGCCGATGTGTCGTGATATACACCGATACAAGGGATGATGTTCAAGATGATTTTGACCCAGATGATTATGAGGATATTTGAGCCAAAAAAAAGCACCTAGTTTCAGGGGCAAAGGGGTATTGCGGGGAGAACTGGATTGATGCGCTAGCTTACTACGCTTATGAATTCAACCATTCATCATAGGTTTTAACTGGGTTCCCAGCAATATCATTCCCATCGCTATCAACTGAGCTTAGGTAAATCTGATACTCCTGGTCATTAGTCCCTCGCGCTTGCGTTTGCCAATCTTGATTATATTGCAGATCACTCACATCGGTTCTCCCAGTCGACTTTCTGTTCCCAAGCACAAGCTCCTTTTGCGTCTATGCCGTATATGAAAAACCGTATTTCTTTTTTCACGATGTTACTCCTTATCTCTTATAATAGTCTAGCCTTGCCTCTGCCTGGTTGTTTTCGTCAAACTTCACCCCCAACGCACGAGTATTAGTTAAATATGCGACTGCGTCATAGTCACCCTCTGGCCGCAAAAAATCTTGAACGGTATCACTTGTTATAAAGTCATCTATTTCATACCCGGTTCCATCTTCTTCACAGTAGAGAACGCCGCCGTTTAATATTACGTCCTTAGTCCAGTATATTGTAGATTGCATGATGCTGCTCCTTATCTGCCATGGTACTGCCACCAGACAGCATTACATTTAGCGTGTACAGCGCCCTAGTAATACTCAGATAAATCTTCCGTTGCTTTAGCATGGTTAAAGACTGCGAAAATCTCATCACGGGTCACTGGGTATTCAGACAAAGCGTCGACGCAATCGGAAACATCGCCAGTATAAAAGCATTCATAGTTAGCCAGTTCACGACGAATAATCTTAACCATTCCATTCTCTCTGATATCGGTTGCTATGCCGTCATTTGTGATAGCCTCTAAACCTGATAGTAAGCGATCAACATTAGCCTTGGGTACAATCATTCCAGACCCCAAACTAACATACTTAACCCCGTCTTTTATGTTCTTTTTAAGTTGTTCTCCGGAAAATGCAAAGAAGGCTCCTGTCTCCGCAAAAAGGGCGCTTTGCTTATCGTGGGTGTAGCTACTTAAAGTTTCCATGATATTACTCCGTAGTTTAATTGGTTTAATAAAGCGACTATGATAATTGCGCGTCTCTGTACATCGGCTCAGCCATGCATCTGGTGGCTTGTGCGTAGCTGCTGGTCTCTATGCCGTAAACCTCGGCCAATTCTATGACTGCTTTGAATTCGCTTGCAGCCCAATAGATGCGATTGCCAACCTCAGGCTCATCTCCGCACATAATGTCAGCGGCTAAGATGGTGTTGATTAGCCTGGCGATATCATGCGTTGTGTCTGGGTGTAGTTTAATCATTTGTTGCTCCTTTTATCTCTGTAGGTGAAGACGTGATCAGCTATAAAACCGACCAGGCCAAATATTAAAAATGTTGCGCTAATTGTTACTGCTAGTAATTCCATTATTTAAACCCCTCATAAAAACAATTATTAACAAACCGATGACGCTGATCTAACATAAACTCTTTCTCATCGGTGTAAGTGAATCGGTTAAAATCAATGGTATAAAGGTTATAGGTATCAACTTCACTGTCACACAACACCCTATTTGTATAAGGGCTGATCAGATCGCCATAACTGGTCATCGGTTGCTGCCTTGAATCTATCATTTTGTTGCCTCGCTGCTACCTGGTTTATTAGCTATTAATGTTTACAATACAACACAAATGCGATTGGTGCAAGCCCACTATGTACTAATTATGAAAGTAATTGGTGGGGTGTCCTTATAAAATAGTTGTGATACCATAGGTCTGGAGGTAAAGTGTCTCAATGCAGATGCATGTTTCCATAGCGATCATATGATTGCAAACCTATAACCGATGGAACAGTGTATGCATATAGAAGCGCGGAAAGACGGTAAGCCATTTGATCTACAATATTACGTTGATGCTATTAACGCTCAGTTAGTGATTGATGGAACTAAAGAAGCCCTATTGCTTGAAGCCCTTGTAGAGTCAGAAGAGTCGCATGAAGTTCATGTGGACATTAAGGCTGAGATCAAAGCAGTCGGCGAAGATGATGAAGATTACGGCACCTTTGAAGGGTACGGCTCTATCTTTGGGAATACCGACCTAGGCAATGATATAGTCGCACACGGGGCATTCACCAAAAGCCTAGCCAAGTCAGGCGTATCAGGCGTTAAACTCCTTTATCAGCACAGGTCAGACAAACCCATTGGCGTTTATGAGTCTATTGAGGAAGATGCCAAAGGATTGAAGGTGCGCGGCAGACTAGCCATGAAAACTCAAGCTGGTCGTGAGACATACGAATTATTGAAGATGGGCGCTCTTGACGGGCTCTCTATCGGATTCAGAACAAGCCCTAAGGGGCTAGCCTACGATCCTAAGACTCAAGCTAGGATTATTAAGGAAGCAGAATTGATGGAAATATCTGTTGTCACTTTCCCCATGAACCCAAAGGCTAAGGTTCAGGCGGTAAAGGGTCAAGAGCTATCTATCAGGGAATGGGAGAACGGACTGCGTGATGCTTTCCTTTTGTCTCGTTCAGAAGCAAAGATGGCCGCTAAAGCGGTACAGGATGCTTTTGCACAGCGCGACGCTGAGGCAGAGATGCAACCTGATGTTGATGCCGTCAAACAACTAACCCATAAAATCAAAACCCTGTTAGGAGAAATCTAATGAGTGAAGATGTCAAAACCCTAGTATCTGATATGGGAGCGGCTTTTGAAGAATTTAAGAAAAGCTATGACCAGAAGTTGGATAACTTGGAAAAAGGTGTCCAAGACACCACACTGGACGGCAAAATCGCCGACCTTGAAAAGAAGCTAGATGGATTTGAAGATATTAGTAAGCGAATCACTGCTAGCGCAACTACCCAAGATCAAATCAAAGAGCAAATAGACCGCATGGAAACTGTTATGCGCCGCCCCAACTCTGGTTTTGATTCTCAGCAAATTGATAGCGGCTTAAAAGCGTTTGACTCTTGGTGTCGTAAAGGCATGGAAGGTCTTAGCGCCGATGAGCGTAAAGCGTTAACTGTATCTAACGATACAACTGGCGGTTATCTTGCTCCCCCTGAGTATGTACGAGAGCTGATTAAGGGTATCACCGAAATATCACCCATTCGTAGTATTTCCCGAGTACGTCAGACTGGACAGCGTTCCATTCAGATTCCTAAGCGCACAGGTCAATTTGCCGCGCAGTGGACTTCCGAAACTGGCACTCGTACTGAAACTACTGGATGGCAGGTTGGTTTAGAAGAGATTCCAGCGCATGAAATGTATGCACTGGTTGATATTTCTGAGCAGGACTTGGAAGATACGGTGTTTAACTTGGAAGCTGAGATGCAAGGTGAATTTACTGAGCAGTTTGCTTTAGCGGAAGGGACATCTTTTGTCTCTGGAAACGCTGTAGGCAAGCCAGAAGGTATTTTGACTAACGCCTCTGTAGGTGAAACTAACTCTGGTTCTGCCGCATTGCTAACCGCTGATGGCCTGATTACTCTAGTCCACTCTATCAAAAGCAATTATGCTAAAAACGGCAATTTCATCTTGAACCGATCAACTCTTGGCGCTGTTCGTAAGCTAAAAGATGCGGCTGGTCAATATGTATTCCAAGCTGGCATGAGCCTTACTGGTGGCATGGGTAACACCATCCTCGGTCACGGCTATGTAGAAGCAGTGGATATGCCTAACGTCGGGGCGAACAACTACCCTGTAGCGTTTGGTGACTTCCGTAGAGGCTACTTGATCGTTGATCGCATCGCTATGTCGGTACTTCGCGACCCATTCACCCAAGCAACGGTTGGTAACGTGCGTTATATCGCTCGTCGTCGCGTAGGTGGGCAGGTTATCCTTGCGGAAGCAATCGTAAAGCAGAAGTGTTCTGCATAACTAGGAGATAAGTCATGAGAGATTTAGGAAATAACTTGATTCAAGTTGCAAGTCTGCTACCCCAGCTTGCCTCTGGAAACGGTACTACCACCAACAGCACAGGTGTCAACCTTGTCGGATTTGAAGGGGCCTTAATGGTTCTTTCTGCTGGCGCAGAGGGCGACACCCTGTCTGGTAGCTTGAAATATGCCATCAAGCTACAGCACAGCACGGATGATTCAACGTACACCGATGTTGCTCAATCAGATGTCACTGACGCCACTTTAGCATCTGGCGTTTGGTTAACTCTGGATGCGGCGGCTGATGTGAGTCAATCTTATGCTATCGGCTACATTGGTGGAAACCAATATGTTCGGGTAGAAATTGTCCGAACAGGAAACCACGCGACAGGGACTCCGTTAAGCGCAGTAGTGCTTAAAGGCTATCCTCATCATGCTGGTGGCGCGAGTAGCAATTAATATCGCGTAAATTGTAACGAGAGAGAGGGGGGGTGGTTTCTCCCCTTGCACCCTCCCTCAATCTTTACAGGGCTTTATTATGAACAAGCAATATAAGATTGTTATACCCAAGGCAGGACAAGAAAGCGAAGTTGGTGGGCTCAAGTTGTATGAGCTTGGAACCGTCGTAGTCGCTGACCAGAAATGGAAGCAAGATTTAATGGCATCATTTGTTGATAGCGGATGGGCTATGGAAGTGAAGATGCAAGACACCTCAAATATGGAAAGAGCTAGAGGTGATAGCGGTCACTTTGTCGCTGACGACCCAGCTACTCCAGAGGTCAATGAGGCTTTTGTAGAGAAGAAGGTTGCACCTAAGAAAAAAGCCGCGCCCAGAAAGAAAGCCGCCCCAAAAAAGTAAACAGGAGTTTATGAGCAATGGCGTATCTATTAGATATATATGTTTTAGCAACATCTTTGATTACGGTTGCCTCGGTAATCTGCAATTACACTGACACCCCTAAAGATGATGAGTGGGTCGCTAAGGCTTATAAATTGATGGAACAATTTGCTTTCCTAGGTAACAAGGCAAAGCAGTAATCCGTGGACGCGGCACAGCTAATAAATGAGGTTGGCTTTCCTATCGCGGCCTCTCTTGGCTTGGGTCTTTTCATTTGGAAGTTAATCAACAGAATAATTGACGGGCTAGAAGCTAAGGTGGATGCCTTGGACGATAAACTAATTGCTCAAATAACTCACTTGGAAGAAAGGCTTGGCGGCAAGCTAGATGGTCAACATGGCATTCTAATTGCGCTTATTGACAGGGTTAGGTCAGTGGATAACGAGATTATCAGGCAGGACACTCTACTCAAAACCATCTTAGGCGTACCTCAGCTATTAAATACCGATAGGCTTGCAAAGGCAGACAGAGATGATCAGAGAAAGGATTGAATTCTTAGGGCTCGGTTTACTCTGTATTGCTATGTCGGTGAATGCTGATCAAATTACGCACAAATTCAAATCACCCAGCTTTAATGGCATCAATACATCAAGCCACTACCTGACAATAGAAAACCAAGAGTTTAATCGCAAGGCTGATATAGCGGCTGAAATTAAGGCGTACCAAGAAGAACTAGAGCGAGATGCGGACAACACCACTCTGGCACGTTTCATACGCAACCTAGAGTCACGCATCTATGCTGAGTTAAGCAGGCAGTTGGTCAGCAACCTGTTTGGCGAGAACATGAGCGATTCAGGCATTTTGGAACTTGAAGGGAATACGATACAATATTTCGTAGATGGCGACTTTATAACCTTAATTATCACGGATGCCGATGGAAATACGACTACTATCACTTTGCCTATTGGCTCTTTTGGCTTCTAGCTGTTCAGTATTTGACCAGTTTGAGGATACGTTTAGCCGAAGGTTTGATGCCAATGACGTTGTTAAGATAGGAAATCTAGAGTCTAGCGCCCTAATTAACGCCCCAGTACCAAAGGTTCAACCCATAGTGGCCGTCTACCCATCAGCATTCACAGATCAGACAGGCCAGCGAAAAAGTAATAGCTCCTTTGCACTATTCTCAACCGCCGTTACACAGCAACCTAGCGCCCTCCTCATACGAGCATTGAAACACGCATCTAATGGAAAATTCTTCCGTGTGGTTGAAAGAGTGGGGTTGGATAACCTAACTAAAGAAAGACAGCTTATCAGATCAGCTAGAGAGCAGATGCCAGCCGACGGTGATCGGAGTGGTGTGCCGCCCCTGCTATTTGCAGGTGTTTTGCTAGAGGGGGCTGTCATAGCGTATGATACAAACTTATCCACTGGAGGAAGCGGTGCCAGGTACTTAGGCATTGGCAAATCCGCGCAGTACAGGGAGGATAACGTAACGGTGTCATTGAGAATGGTATCCGTTGCAACAGGTGAAATACTTATAGAGGTAATGAGCCAAAAGACCGTCTTTAGTTATGCACAAAGCGATGATGTATTTAAGTTTATAGAGATGGGGACAGAGCTTATTGAGATAGAGTTAGGTAACTCGCGCAATGAGTCCACTACGATAGCTCTAATGAAAGCGATAGAAGGTGCGGTATTAGAGCTTATTTATATCGGCTACGACAGGAGATTTTGGGCTTATGAAAAAGATGATTAATTACCTAACCATTATGATGATTTTATGCAGTGCCTCGGCATTCAGTGCAGACAATGAAATATACATTGACCAATCTGGCGCTACGGCAAATATAGATATAGAGCAATTAGGTATATCTAACTTGATAGGCGGTCTTGATTCGGTTGCAGGTACGCTAACCCCGCTTGACCTTGATGGCGATACGCTGGTGCTGGACATCAATATGATCGGTAGCACTAATAAGTTTTTCGGTGATATTTATGCCAACAGCTTCACTGGTGACTACAATTTCACTGGGTCAACGAACACGTTTACCATTCAAGTAGACCCGACCAACACCTATGGAGCAGACTCCACTGACCAGCAGGTAGATGTTACTGGGGCGGGAAACACGATAACGCTTAATCAAGGCACCACTGCTCTAGCGGCAACACTGGACTTGGATTGGATAATTCAGGGCTCAAATAACACTATCACATCTAACATTAACATTGATGGTGCGACCAACTACATGAACATAGATGGCTCGGACAACACAATTGATTATGAAGGTACAGGAACCAATGACTCAGCAGGGGGCTATTTTTACCTAGAGCAAACAGGCGGCAGTCGGACGTTCAACATTCAACAACTGAGTACCTTAGATAATGATTGGCTTAAAATTGTTAATGTTGGCTCTGGTGGTACTATTTGCATCGTTCAAAACGACCAAGGCTCTACCACAGGATGTTGATATTGGTGGGGTGTCGGAAGTATCTGGCTATGCTCAGATTAAAAGGGGAGCCTCAGATAACGATGCCAATTTAGATTTTTCAATACAATCTAACGATGAGGCCATTACTGCCAATGGTAGGATGGCCATAACCTTTCTTGACGATTCTGAGGTTAAGTTGACAGAACATTCCCAACTAACCATAGACGAATACATATACGACCCAGACCCTTCAAAATCCAAGATGGCCCTTACCTTTGGGCTGGGGACTGCTCGGTTCATTAGCGGCAAACTCAACAAAATAGACAAGCGCAACATATCCCTTAAAACCCCGACAGCCGATATAGCTATTCGCGGCACTGATTTCACCGCTACCGTAGACGAGCTGGGGCGCAGTCTAATTATCCTACTTCCCGACAAATATGGCATTTCTAGTGGCGAGATTGAGGTTATTACGGCGGCGGGTACGGTTTTACTTAGCAAGCCTTATGAGGCCACCACAGTATCGGTTTATGAGTCTAGCCCATCCAAGCCTGTTATCTTAGACCTCTCACTGGAGTTTATTGACAACATGCTCATCGTGACACCCCCAAAAGAAGAGGTTGTTGTAAGGGAGGAACAGGTCGCAAGTAAAGCTAGCATCCTTGACTTTAATGGCCTTGATATAGACTACTTAAAGGAAGATTTCTTATCGGATGAAAACCCAGAATTTACTGAGCTAGATATAAACTATCTGGATGTAAACTACCTTGAGGACTTGCTCAATATATTGGATTCCCTAGGAGTGGAGGAGGAAGATGATAAACTGGCTCAGGTTTCAGGGGTAACGGTAACGGGGACTAGCTTAGGGCTAGACGCAGAGACTCAAATAAAAACCCTCATTACAGGCCAAACAATCAGCTTAATGCGAAGTGTTAGCGAACACGCCAGAATAGACCTTAATATTGCGGGCGGGTACACGGTAATACTCATACAGGACGGCATATCTAACATCATTAAAATTAACGGTGGTGACTCAACCATCCGCATATTACAGGGGGGTTAATGAAAAAAATCATCATAACCATCATAGCGGGGGTGTTATTTTCCGCGCTCGTCTATCAGCCGACCATTGTAGAGATTATAAAACTGCGAACCTTTGACTATTTTGTTCAAACTGAGGAACCTACAGGGGCTATCGTACTGCTCAACCTCACTGAGTCAGACATTCACAATGAAGGTGGATGGCCATTCCCTAGGGAGCGGCTGGCTGAAATTCATATTGATCTATTGAACGCGGGCGCAATATCGGTGTCGTGGGTGGCAGTGTTTAGCGAGCCCGATAGGTTCGGGGGCGATGCCTATTTTGCTCAGGCACTCTCTTATACCCCCAGCGTAATCGCTATGTTTGAAACTGAGGGCTTCAAGGAAATGCCCAAAACTGAGGGAACAGTAATCCTAGGCGATGATATTGGAGGCATAAAGGCTCAAGGGGTGACACAAAATATACAGGTTTTACGAGATGTTGCGCTTCAGGGAATAGTGTCTGCGCCTGTAGATGTAGATAATTTAGTGAGAAGAATGCCTCTATTAATGCGTAGTCCCGATGGGTGGATGGCTAGTTTTGGGACTCAATTACTAAAAGCGGTCACAGGAACAAGCACCTACGTCATTAAAACTAACGCTAACGGCATTCAAGAGGTAAGGGTTAAACAGCTAAACCCTATTCCAACAGACAGTGAGGGTCGCGTATGGGTTAACTGGGTGGCTACGGACTCAACCTCATTGAAGGATATGGATGTAGCGGGGAAGGTGGTTGTCGTAGGCACTACTGCAAAGGGCATCTTGCCTCAGGTGGCTACCCCAAAAGGGCTTTTATACCCCCATCAAATACAAGCATCGCTAGCGGAGACTATAATTCACGCCTCAGAAAAGCCTATGCCAATGATACCCAGCGAAGCACTGCTCTATGAGATGTTAAATTTCATCTTCGGGGTGCTACTGGTTTTTATATTTATAAACTATCTAGGGGTGTATCTAGGCTTGGCCCTATCTACGGCTTCAATTGTAGGGGTGGGAGCGTTTGGCTTGATGCTAATCAGCAAGGGGATGCTGGTAGATGTGACATGGACGATGATTTCCCAGTTTGTTGTGGCATCGGCTACGTTTTACCTGAACTACAAAGAGCAATACAAGCTCAGGCAGTTAATCAAAAAGCAATTTGAGCATTATTTAGACCCAAGACAGGTAAAGCGACTGCAAGAAAACCCCGACTTGCTCAAGTTAGGCGGCGAAAAGCGTTACTGCACGTTTCTATTTACTGATGTTCGCGGGTTCACTGCCTTATCCGAGAGGGTAACGCCAGAGGAGGTCGCTTATATTATGAATAAAGCCCTTACAGCCCAGCAAACCGCAGTCGCAGAATGTCATGGCATGGTAGACAAGTACATCGGGGACGCAATGATGGCTATATTTGGAGCGCCTATGGACCTAGAAAACCACGAGGATTGGGCTATCAAGTGCGCGAAGCAAATAGGCAGGAATATGGATGAATTGAATTTAGAGTTTGAGGCCAAGGGATTGCCGCCTATTAAGATAGGCATCGGGATAAACAGCGGTGACGCTATTATTGGGAACATGGGCTCAGATCAACGCTTTGACTATACGGCCATTGGTGACGCGGTTAATATAGCGGCTAGGCTTGAGTCTGGGACTAAAGATGCAGGGGTGGATATATTGATTGGAGAGGGGACTGCCCATAACGCAAATTGTAGGTTACAATCCGTTCAGGCTATCACGGCTAAAGGGAAAACTAACAAACTAAAGGTTTTTACCATTGAAAAACATAGAACTTAGCAAGATAGAGGCACACGAAGCGTTGTGCTTGCTACGGTATGAGAGCATTGAAAGACGACTTAAATCAGGCGATAGGCGTTTTGACAAACTAGAATCTATGTTATGGGCGGTTTATCCGTTCATGCTGGCGTGTCTTGCCGTTGCGAAGTTTGCTTGATACTATATAAACCCACTACCCCAGCAGGGGACTAATTACAGCAGAGGCTATTATGAGTGAAGTTCTACGCAAGAAAGCACCAAAGGCAACTAAGACGGCTAAAGCACCCTCGGTTGAGGTGCCTAAAGTAGACCCTGATGCACAGGTGTTTACCTATGCTGATTTTGATCAAGGGGTGCAAAAGCAGTGGCCTGTAGAGGCAATCGGCGGAGAGTGTGTGTTATTTATTCAGCACGTTCAGGCATTGCAAGACGAGTTAAATAAATTTCAATCAGAGATGAATCAATTGCAACTTAAAATGAATGATAAAAATTCAGCGCTTAAGGATAACAGGGAGCGAATCAGAGGGCTTTTGCCTGGTGATAATCTCGCTGTAGTCACCGCGCTTGAAAGACGAGAAGAAACTTCTCACTAAGAGGGCCTATTATGGCTGGCATTACAGTAGAGACACAACCCGCCACCGAGCCCTTAACTGAGGCTGAGATAAGGGCTTATATTAGGGCTGAGGATGTAGCAGACCAAGCTATTATCCTAATGATGGGAAAGGCCGCTCGCAAATTCTGTGAGGAATTTACTAACAGGGGGCTTATCACCCAAACCCTAAATTTATTCCTAGACGCAAATCGTGATGTTGACTCTCCTTTATGGGAGGGTATGAGAACAGGTCCCTTTTTAAATTACTACAAAAACTACATCACTCTACCGGGTGGCCCCGTTCGGTCTGTGGCTAGCGTGGAAACTTTTGATGATGCAGATGTGGCGACCACTATGGATGCCGCAAAGTATTACGTTGACACAGCTAGGGTGCCATCCAGAATAACACTGAGAATTGGCGAGACATTCCCGACAGGGATGCGGGTGGCAAACTCAATTAAAGTGGTCTATGACGTAGGTTATGACGATGCGAGTGCGGTTCCTGAGCCTTTGCGACTGGGCATGTTGATGCATATTGCTTATATGTATGACCAACGTGGCGACATGAAAGATTACCAGCAGACCCTAGCATTACCACCGATGATTCAAAAGCTCTACGCTCCATACGTTATTTATGGGGGCATGGGTAGCTCTGTATTAATGGCGACAGGGTAATGTCAAACTCTGGCGCATCTACAGGTGCAATGCGAAAAGCCATCGTGATACAGGTTGTTGCTAGTACAACTGACAGCGGTGGTGGACGGGCAGTGGTTTGGTCCACGTTTAAGACTGTTTTTGCGCACGTACAGCAACTTTCAGCGACAAACAAGTATACGCAAGGGGTTATTGACGAGAAAGGCGCATACGCCTTTACACTGCGTTATACGACTGGCATCACATCCGCCCACAGAATCAGCTACGATTCAAAGCTATTTAATATCACATCCATTGTCAATATTGATGAGAGACGAAAATATTTAATCATTAAGGGCATGGAGGGGGTTGCCGTATGAGTTTTGAGATCGTTAATGAAAAGGCATTTATAGAAAAGTTAACTAAGCGGTTGGTCGGTGCTGCAAGAGCTCACACTAAAAGGGCTGTGTTTCTTTCAGCCAACGAAGTGAGGAATGAGGCTATAAATTCTATAGCCAGGGGCAAGAAAAGTGGCGAAACAGTTAAGAAATATTACCCCAGCCGAACGCACACCCAATCCGCTAAGGGGCAAGCCCCAGCAACTGACACTGGATTTCTTATATCTCAGGTTAGTGCATCCGTCCGCGTCGAGGCGAATGCTGTGATAGGGGAGATTGTATCAGCGGCTCCTTATTCTAAATTTCTTGAGTACGGCACTGTCAATATGGCTAAACGCCCATTTATGTCGCCAGCCCTAAGAAGGAGCAGAAAGAAAATTAAAAAAATATTCATCCGTGAAGGGTTGATAGGCCTGAAGGGGGCTAAGAAATGAGCATCTTTCAATTTGCATTGCAGACAGCAATTTATACAAAGTTATCCACAGACAATGAGTTGACCGTCACCCTGGGGGCTAAAGTCTTTGACGATATACCCGAAGAGACGGCTTATCCTTACGTTCAAATAGGTGAGGATGTGGCGGGTGATTGGAGTACCAAAGACGCAACTGGCTCAGAGATCACGGTTCATTTGGATGTTTGGAGCCGATATAGAGGCAGTTTGGAGCTTAAAAATATAATGGACAGGATACATACTCTGTTGCATGATAGCAGTCTGTCCGTCACTGGAACCAACTTTATCAATATGCGGTTTGAGTTCAGTGATACAATCAGAGACCCAGATGGGATTACTAGGCATGGAGTAATGAGATTTCGTGCAATTATGCTAGGTTAATGTACTCAACGAAAGTTGATAGGAGAATTTAGATGGCGGCACAAAAAGGTTTAGACTTACTATTAAAGATTGATATTTCAGGGACGTACACTACCGTTGGTGGCCTACGCTCTACATCAATCACCATGAACGAAGAGTCCGTGGATGCTACTAGCAAAGACTCGCTAGGCTCTCGCACCCTACTTGCGGGCGGTGGAGTTCAAAGCATATCCATTTCTGGCTCTGGTATCTTTACTGATTCAGCGGCAGAGGTTGCGGTTCGGACGGCTTATGGGGCTCAGGCAAATACCACTGATGGTTCCACAGGTCAAACAGCGGCCTTTGAAAGCTTCCAAGTAATCGTTCCTGATCTGGGCACATTCACTGGAGCATTCCAAATTACATCGCTGGAATATGCTGGCGAATACAATGGTGAAGCGTCTTATTCTATATCGTTAGAGTCAGCGGGCTATACTACGTTTGCATAATGATGGAGGTGAATGATGTCTTGGGCTATAGCTAAGATAAAAGTTAATTCTGTCAAAGTGCTGGGGATGATTAAGGGTGACAAGGTAACTTGCGCCTGTCCTGAGGGCTTTGATGGTGCGAGTGAGATAGTAGTAAACGGCAAGAAGCATGATGTGCTGGACTGCCGCCTTGACTCCAGAGATGGTGTCTTACATTTAATTGTCGCAAAAGCGGCTACAAAAAAGGAACAGTCAGATGACAAACCCAATGAAGGGCGAGCTACTTCTTAAACTTGCAGGTAAGGATTACAAGTGCCGATTAACCATTGATGGCATTATCAAGATTGAAACTGAAATTGATAAGGGCATCATCGCGATCACTCAAAAATTAGCCTTGGCCGATGTCCGGGTGGGCGAGCTTGCTATTGTATTGCTTCATGCTCTTAGAGGTGGAGGCAATGACGTTAATATGGAAGATGTTAAAACCATCATTCAGAATGCGGGCATAGTAGAGTCATGTACCGTAGTCGCAAAACTTTTAGCAAAATCATTGAGTGACCCATCATCGGAGGGCGGTGACTCAAAAAAGGCGTAGGTGACGAGCTTGAGCCCATACGTTGGATGCGATTCTTTGAAATATGCGTAGGGATGGCAGGGGTTCAGCCAAGTGAGTTTTGGGATATGTCGCCTATTGAAGTCTACGCAACGCTCAACGGTTTTAAGGAGTTTAACACTACGCCAGATAAGGATAGTGGCCCCTTAGATCGGAACAGCCTTGAAACGCTAATGGAGTTATACCCCGACTAATGGCTACTGAAATTGATGAACTCGTCGTCCGTATCAAAGCTGATACCAAACAGCTTAATAAGGCATTAGACGATGTAAAGAAAAAAACCAAAGATGCAGGTCAGTCCGGTAAGAAAGGGCTATCTCCTGCAACTGGAGCCCTAGTCGGAATGAGGCTTGCGGCGAATGCGGCGGCGGGTGCGATCATAGCGTTGAAAGCGGCTATGCTGGGTGTTGGTGTTGTCGTGGCTGGTATAGCTCTCTTGGTCGGCAAAAAAATAGCTGATGTAGGCATGGCTTTTGAGGACTTGCGAGTTTCCTTGAATACTGTGTTCGGTGGCATTAACCAGGGTCAGAAAGCCTTTGATCAGATTATCAGCTTTTCAAAAACAACCCCCTTTCAAATTGAAGATGTTACCAAGGCATTCATCAGGCTAAAATCTGCTGGCCTTGAGCCTAATATTGACATGCTTACAACCTTCGGTGATGCGGCCTCTATCGCTGGGGACGCTACTGAGGCTTTCGCGGCACTGGTTAAAATAGCCGCAAAATCTACAGGCGGTGGCCTGGGCCTTGAGGAACTTGAGCAGCTAGAGACGCAGGGTATTGCAGTCTATCCAATTTTAAGAAAAGAACTTGACCTGACTAGAGACAATATCGCTGCATTTGGCAAGAGCACTGCTGGCGCGGCGCTCATCCTTAAATCATTGATAAAAGGACTCAAGGAAACCACCGGCGGCACAATGGCTGAATTGATGGCTAACCTTTCCAACAAAACATCAAACCTGACTATCGCATTCAAAGAGCTTTCCTTGGCAATATTTGAATCTGGGTTTGCAGCTCAATTGAAAACCATGACTGATTCAATCGCGGGCTTTATTGATAAAATAGCCTTCCTTATTCGTATTCGCAACAAACTGACGGCGGGGGATGATTTCACAATCACCGAAAACATAACGCAGGTCAACAAGACGGTGGGGTCAGACTTAAGTAGTGGGTCGCGATCAGCAGATAAGAATGTCAGTCAGCTTTTCACAAACTTCAATCAGGCAATAAACCTAGTCCCAACATTGGATATGGGTGCACTTGAAGGCGCACAGGAGTCACTTAAGTTAGCCCTCTCAGATTCTGAAGCAGATTTTGCTGAAGCAGTGGCTAAATTTAACAATCTTGCGGATGATGCTCCAGGTCTGAGGGTTGCAAATTTTGAGGCAGAAGTGACGGATCTAGCTACAGTTATTACTGCTCAGCGAAGTTTAAACCAAACAATAGAAGATAGAATATCTTTGCTGAAAAAGGCTGATGAGCTAGCACTCCCGGGTGAAATTGCCAGTGCCAGAAAGGAAGGCGCTGCATTGATCGCACTGCCTGATTTGATTAAGCTGGCGCGACAAGTAGAAGAGGCCACATTTCCTTTTCTGGAGCTTGAGGAAGCAGTTGTGCAGGTAGGGTTAGCATCTCTAATCACTGAGAAAGCGCTGAAAAAGGTTAATGGGGAATTTGTGGAATTTGATAAAGCAGTGTTCACCCCCACTCAAATAACAGACATGCTTGCTTTTCTTGGTAAGAAGAGGGCGGAACTGAAAGCTGAGATAGACGAGGGTATTCGGGATGCGTTTGATGCAGATAACGCAGATATTATAAGAGCAGTTGCGTCAGTGACAGACCCGATGATAGAAATGGAAGCAACGCTGGCTAGAATGAAAGCAAGGCTTGCTGAGGGCGATTCTATCGCTATGCTTGCGTTATTTGGCACGGACGACCCAGAAGTTGTGCAGGGTATTATAGCGGCTGTTGCCGCTGATATGAAGGAGGCTGGCAAGTCTGCCGAAGACCTCGGAAACACGCTTGGGGCGCAACTAAAAGATGCTGTTGTATCAACTGCCCATGCATTCACTAATGAATTCGTCAACTCATTAATTGAGGGGCAAAACGCTTTAGAATCATTTAAGAACTTTGCCAAAAGCATGGTGTCACAAATCATAGCTATTTTTATGCAGATGGCTATCGTGAATGAAATAATAAACAATGTGTTTGGTCTAACTGGAGCTAATAGGCTTTCAACAGCATCAGTCCCCAACCCAACGGCTACCAACGCTAGCGGCGGACATTTTGAGGGAGGTCGGGCAATGTTGGTTGGTGAGCGCGGCCCTGAGCTAATCATTCCCAACAGTGGCGGCACTGTAATGAATAACATGAATTCAAAAAATGCTATGGGCGGGGGGCAAACTATCATAGTCAACCAAAGCCTAAACTTCTCAACGGGAGTGGTCGGGACAGTAAGGGCTGAAATACAAAGAATGCTACCCACGATAGCTGAGGTATCCAAAGCAAGCGTATTGGATGCAAGCCGTCGCGGTGGAAACTACAGAAAGGGGTTGTTTGGTGCCTAGAATAATTGATATACCGACTAACGTGGGGTACATAAGTTCTGACTTCTCATTAAATAGAACTTTGGGCGTAACAGTCTCGCCATTCTCAGGAAAACAGCGCACCCAAGAGTATGATGCGGTTTACTGGACAGGCAGGGTCACTCTCGCGCCAATGCGTAGAACAGAGGCAGTAGAGTGGCAGTCTTTCTTAATGGCCTTAGAAGGGCAAAAGAATTACTTTAGGATGGGAGACCCCGAGGGGAAGAATCCAAAAGGAACGTATAACGGAGAGACTATCCTTGCGGATGTCCGGGTGAATTCTGGAGTTAATGTAGAGTCTGTAACGCTATCGTGGTCAATTTCAGGCGGTTCCACCATTACCGCAGGGACAGCCATATTTGATGGTTTGGCGGCTGGTGATTACATTACAGTTAGCGGAGCTTTTAACGAGCCCAATAATGGGACGTTCAAAATAGTCACAAAGACAAGCGATACGGTAGTGGTGACGGATGGGTATTTCAATGACTCCGTGGAAACTAGCACTGCAAGTTGCAAGGTTCGCCAGAACGTAAAAGGGTCATCGGCTCTTAGTTTAAAGGCATCAGGCGATAGCATAGTGGGAACCGTCAAAAAGGGTGATTATCTGGCGGTATACAGCGCGGCTTCTACCTCTGGTCAGGAGCAGAAAATATCTCAGCTTGTTATGGCCACTGCGGATGCGGTTGTCGTTGTGGTTGCAGGTCGGGATACTTACTCAATACCCATTCAGCCTAAGTTGAGAGCCAATCTTGTTGATGATTACGTCATAGGGTTTTCAAGCTCAGTCAACAAAGGATTGTTCAGGTTAGACTCCAATAATGCTGATTGGGCGGCAAATAATAATTCTATTTATAATATTGTATTCAGCTTCATTGAGGTTATGTAATGGCCACTAGATCGGGCATAGATGCAAAAGCGGCCATTAAATTAACGGAAGATAATCAGCATATTATTTTTGCCATCAAAGCTGAGTTTGATACTAGCACCCTACTCCTACATTCTGGTGGCGGTGATCTTGAGATAAACTCAGAAACCTATACAGGCGCAGGTACATTACTGGCAGTATCTGATATTGAGGACTCTAATGATCTAAAAAGCGCAGGGGTGACGTTCCAACTATCAGGAATGAACGCTACCGTTTTGGGCTATGCTGTATCAGAGAATTATCAAAATAGGCCAATCACCTTGTTTCTGGCGTTTGTTAGTGGTGGCACTGACCATGTTGATGGCGTTATGACTCTATACAAGGGTAGGATGGTTTCTACATCAATAACTGACTCACCCACTGATGGAGTAATGATAACCCTAATCACCGAAAACAGACTGCTAGACCTAGAGCGCCCATGCAATTACCGATACACTAAAGAGTCGCAAGTGGCTTTGGAAGGGAGTGGTGACACAGGGTTTGATGCGGTTGAGAAATTGCAGGATGCAGAGGTACTGTGGGGCAGGGGTTACGGTGGTGGAGGCGGCAGTGGCGGTCATGGTGGGGGTTTGCCCGCTCAGGTGCTTCCGGGTCTAAATTCAGATTGAGGATATAGCAATGGCTAAAAAACTCCCAGATTGGGAACAACGGTATCACGCATTCATGATTGAAAATAAAGATAGAAGTTTTCAATGGGGTGAGTGGGATTGTGTAAAGTTCGCAGATGCGGCGTTCAAGGCAATGACAGGCGAAGATTTAATTCCTGAAGAGCTAACATGGCACGATGAAGAAAGTGCTGGCGAAGCTATCAAATCCTATGGGAAAACACTCCAGCAAAGTATGGTCAAAGGCACCAAGCTCAAGGGCCTGAAGGTGATTAAAAAGGAATACATTTCAAAAGGCGATATTGTGGTCTTTAAGTTTGAAGGTAAGCAGGTCACTGGAGTCTGTGATGGTTTTGCAATTTTGAGCCCATCAGATAAAGGCTATAGTTTTAGGGGCAATGAGTTAGCTATAAAGGTGTTCAGAATAGATGGCTAAGGTAATTAAAGCGGCAATCATTGCCGTTGTTGTTGTAGTTATAACGGTTGCGGCAGTTATACAGTTTGGCCCAGCGGGCGTTCTTGTAACCCAAGGGATGTGGGGCGCGGCGGCTGTAACAATGTACCTGACGGCTTTTGTAGGCACACTAGTCGCTGGCGGCATAGGAATGCTCTCATCTAAAGGCATGGGGGCTAGTGGGGCGAACTTTGGAACTAAGGTATCAGCCAAGGCTGGAGCCGCGCCCAGACAGCTAATTTACGGCACAACTAGGGTTGGCGGCACCATCGTTAAAATGGATACGCGAGGCTCAAGCGGCAATATCTTATGTATGAGCATCGTTGTCGCAGGGCATGAATGCGATGGCTGGGACGACATATATTTTAATGAAACCAAGCTAACTCATACCAATGCTACAACTAGCGGCGAGACAGTCTACACGGCAACGAATGCAAAGTTTTCTAACTCAGAAAATGCCCTTGCTTTTGGCGGCACTAGCCTAGCTCGGTGGACATTCCATGACGGCACCCAAGATGCGGTGGACGGGCTTGGCGCGGCAGGTAGTGCAGTAAGATACCCTTCATCATGCAAGCTACTGGGCGTAACATATTTCTATATGGAGATAATTTATGACCCTGAAGATATGCCTAGTATGCCTAGCATTTGGTTCGTTATGCGGGGTAAAAATATATGGGACCCGCGAACAAGCGCCATATCAACCACCGACCTACAAAGACAAAACCCAGCCCTTCAAATTAGAGATTACTTATCTAATACCCTCTATGGTTTAAAGGCGTTAGATTCTGAGATAAACGACACCACAGGCGGGGGCGGTTTTCAATCAGCGGCCAATACTTGCGATCAAGATGTGACTTTGGCTGATGGTTCTACACTAGAGACCCGCTATACCTCTAACGGATTCTCAAATTTCTCAGCAAGTGGCTCTGGTTTAATTGAATCAATAACCACCGCTTGCGCGGGTAACGTCACTTATACCAACGGCAAATTTAATCTATTCGCTGGAGCATCTCAAACTCCAGCGTTGACTATTAATGACGACAATATTTTAGCGGCACCTAAAATTACAACCCAGTCTATGAGTGGGGAATTATTTAATTCTGTTAAATCCATATTCGTCAATAAGGACGACAATTACCAAGCATCCGAAGTGACGCAATACAACGGTACAGCCTTTCTTGCGGCTGATACCCCATCAGGTGAAGCATCGGCAAACTTTGCTCGCACCCTTGAACTTAAATATCCTTTTACTACCTCAGAAACGATGGCGCAACGGCTACAGAGAATTGGCCTTGAACATCAAAGGCAGTCAACTTCTCTGGAGGTTTTAACTTCTCTTGAGTTTATGAAAACACAGCCTAACGACTGGATATACGTTACAAACTCTAGGCTAGGGTATACAAACAAAATATTTGAGATTCAGGGTATGTCTATGACGTTCCTTGAGAATGACGGGAACATCTTTGCGGCCACCTCATTGCAGTTACAGGAGATGTCCACTGATGTGTTTGGGTTTGTCTACGATTCCTATTCAACGCCACAGGCTAACGCGACAGCGCCTGTCATCGGCACTCTAGCTGTAGACCCCCCAACTATAGGCACACCAGTGCAGGTGACTAATGTTGAAGGTCAAACTGCCAAGATTAATATCAAGGTTGTATGGACAAATGTAGTAGATAGCTCAATCCAAGGAACTGAAATACAATTTCGGGAAGTCACAGACCCAGTTTCTGAGTACCAAAGTGCAACGCTCGCGGGTAAAGGTCTGACCACAGCGGAGATAGCAAACGTCACTGTGGGGATTTCATACGATATTCGGGTGCGCCATTTCTCCTTTGATAACGTGTACAGCGTATATTCAAGTGTGGCCACTATTACGATAGCCCAGCCTGACACTATTCTCGCTATTGTCGCAAACACAATAACCACTACCACTGACAAGCCATTTAATGTCCAACTAGGGTGGACTAACCCTGCAAACACGAATCTTAGGGCAGTAGAGGTTCATTACGCAACAACATCAGGTTTCATCCCCAGCGCAGGAAATCTTGTTGGCACCTATTACGGTGACATCGCCAAGAAAAAGACAGTGCTTATCGGCAAGTCTCAAGGGCTTGAATACGATACTGATTATTACTTTCAGCTAAGGGCCATTAACATTTATGGCAGTGCATCCGCTTATACGGAAAGCCCAGTCGCTAAAATGCTAAAGGCTACAACCGCCGATGTGGAGAACTTGAATGCCTCGGTTATTACGGCGGGCGAGATTGATGCCGAAGTTATTACGGTGGTCAACCTAGACGCCAGTGAAATCAAAACTGGCAAGCTGACCCTCTCAGGAAGCACCGCCGATGCAGTTAGGCTTGGTAAGGCTACCTATGAAGATTCCACTACAGGCGGTTTCTTTTTAGGCTTCACAGCGTCAGGCACCATTGAGGAGGCCCTATATATAGGCACAGCCGCAAACGGTCTTAGGTATACCCCAACAGGCGGGTTAATCGTAACGGGGAGCATAACGGCCACCACAGGCGAGATAGGCGGCTTCACCGTCAGCGCGACATCATTGATTGCGGGAACAGGCGCGACAAGAATATCCTTAGATACTGCCGCTGGTATCAGTATGGGCCACAACACCTTTGCATCCGCGCCATTTAGAGTCAATCTTGCGGGTGACTTGGTCGCTACAAGCGCGACTATTCAAGGTGCGATCACCGCTACCTCTGGAGCAATCGCAAACCTCACGATAGACACCAACAAAATCTATTCAGGGACAGGCACGTTTAATAACGCTAACACTCCTTTCTATGTTGATAATGCAGGTCAGCTTAGCCTCAAGAACAAGCTATCTTGGAATGGCACCACTCTAACGATTGATGGTGGCGGTACGTTCAGTGGGGCTTTATCTGCGGCATCAGGAACCTTTGCGGGGGCGCTATCAGGCGGCACTATTTCCATAGGCTCAGGAAACAGCATATTCAAAGCTGACTCAAATGGAATCTATTTAGGCAACGCAGTGTTTGCCTCGGCTCCATTTAGTGTCAGTCCTGATGGGGCACTGATAGCAGATAACGCCACAATTACAGGCGATCTAACGCTCACTAATGTTGATGGAACAACTGTTACATATAGTGGCGGCGATTTGCAGGTCGGGACAATTCAAACAGGCAATATTGCGTCTGATGCAGTGACCAATGCTTTGATAGCAACTGACGCTGTGAATCAAGATTCTATTGCCGCCAATTCTGTCACTGCGGTAGAGATTGTAGCGGGCACCATAACTGCAACGGAGATAGCGGCCAACACCATAACAGCCGCGAAAATAGCGGCCAATACAATCACTGCAACTGAAATAGCCGCCAACACCATTACTGCATCCGAGATAGCCGCTGATACCATAACGGCTGGTCAGATTGCGGCTAATGCTATTACCACCTCTGAAATAGCCGCTGATGCTGTAACCGCCACTGAGATTAATGTTGAAACGCTATCTGCTATAAGCGCCAACATGGGAACGATCACTACAGGCTCTCTTCATGGCGGCAATGTAGCGGGTATAACAATCAATGCCACTAAGCTGTTTGAAGGCACAGGTACTTACGGCAACGCAAACACAGGGTTCTATTTAGGTTCAGACGGCAAATTCAGTCTATCCGATAAGTTGACGTTTGATGGAAGTTCGGCAACCCCCCTATTGACCATTGAGGGTAATGTAGTAGCAAATAAAGTGACGGTAGGCACTGGGGCTAATTCGGCAACTATGTCAGGCGATGTTGAGGGTTCTAACCCTGTTAGGCGCTTTTATACTGGAGCCGATGCAGGGCCAAACGAATTCTATGTCAATTCAGATGGTAGCGTTCATGCCAGTGATATTTATCTTTATGACAGCAACAACAACCTCATTTATTCCAGTGCCACAGGATTTGAAGCCTTAGCATTGA